CGGGTTCTTTCTGCGGCTACAGCCTGACGAGCAAGCTCTTCGGCGGTAGGCTGGGAACCGGTGTTATTTTCGCCACCAGCGGTCTGTCCGGCGGCACGAATAGCGTCGATTTTTTCCTGCAGGGAGTCAAACTCTCTGCGCTCATCTTCGGTCAAATCGCGGTTCTCGTTTCTTGCGAGGGTGGTGATTTCAGCCTGACGAGCAATCATCTGTTCAAGATTCATGTGTAATATTCCTCCTTAAAGGTAATTTTTGTTTACTTGGACTTGTTTTTCGAATGCGCCCAAAGAGGACGGCTTTTGTTCTTCGTCGTGGTTTCTTCCGACGCCGACCGTAGCGTCTGCCGGAACCGAGACGATTGAGACCTCAAGCGGTGTCCATTTTCGAGCAATGGAGCAGGGACCCGCGAAGCCGTCTGTCGAGAATTTTCCGGCGGCAACTTCCTCCCAAGCGTCCACAGAGTATCTGACGGACACGCCCTTCAGCGTTCCCGACTTGACCTTCTGATAGATAAGCTCGGACTGTTCGTCGTCATCAAATACGACTTCTGCTTTTCCGCGTTTGTCCTGAATCCAAGCCTTGTCAACTCTTCCGAGAACGGAATATGTGTCGTGGTTGAATAACAGGACACCAATGTCGTTAAGGCGACTTAAATCGACGGCTCCTTCGCCGTGGCTCAAGATTTCATTCCCAAACCAGCGCATATACGGCTCTTCGGACGAGAACGACAACTCGAATTTTCTCTCGTTGCCTTCTCCTTCGATGGCGCGAATGGCGGCTTTGCCGAGGCTTCTTTCACCTCTGTTTTTGTCATTCTGCGTCGTCGGAGTTGCCTTCGCTGTCGTCGCCTTCCTCATCAGCGTTATCGCCTCCGAGGGCATCGTCTGCTCCATCGGTGATGTCTGGTTCATCATCGATCTCCTTCTTTGTCTCTCCAATTTCTCCACCTCCTATCTCAATGCCCAATGAACGGGCGTATTCGATGACCTCCGCAATATCGTCAAGCTGATCGCGCCAGTCGCGTCCGTTCTCGGCGGCTATTTGCTTGAAGGTCTTTTGACCAGTCTTGAGCGCGGTGGAATTTGCGTTGCACTCCTTAAGCGGATCAATCCACTTCTTCGGTGCGGCAACCCATTCGTGCGCAAGGTAGTCGAGTTTGTTATCCCAGAAGTCGGGAATGGAGAACAGTCCCGACAGATAACCAGAAATTACGAAGGTTTCATATACCTCCGTCATGACACGCTCGCGGATGAGTTCGATCTCTTCCGCGAATGTCGCCTCGTCCTCGATGGCAGATTGTCTTGCGGACGAGTAGTTTGTCTGTGACATATCTCGGCTGGTGGTTTCGTAGGAGAGACCTTGACCTGCTCCGATAAGTCCGAATTGCATCTTCAGGAAGCTCGTTGCCTCCGCACTGTTGCCCGAAGGATTGACAACCTGAATCTCGTCTCCGGCATTCATTTCCTTTATCATGCCGGGAGTGAGTGTTTTTCCAGCGTAATCAACGCGACCGTCGGATTGTACCGCGCCGCTTCTGCCGATGCCGCCAGATGGAAGTGCCTTTTTGATGAAAACAGCCAAGCAAGCGGCGATGCGTTCCTTTACGGAAACAGCCGTCACGAACTCGTTTACATCTCTGATGCGGGATGCGGTCGCGCTCATATCGCTGATCTCGCGGATCTGCGATGGGCGGTTCTTCGTAAAATAGAAAATGACATCCTTCGCCGGAACATAAATCGCGTTCGTGGTCTGGTTGCCATCTGTATCGTATTGTCTGAAGAAATATCCCACGGGCTTGTGGAAGGGATCGTACTCAATGCCGGAAACGACGGTGTTTCCTTTGTGTCTCGGCGCGGCAACGGTTGAATCCAACTCGTCAACATCAAGACACTGCAATTTGAATGGAACAACCTCGGCGTCCCTGACATATCGTTTCAGGATAATCATGCCACCGTCAACGCGCTTTCGTGTAACCGCCATCCGAAGAATCTGATTGAACGACTGCGTTGCTGTTACATCGCAATGCTCTGCCTTACACCATAACTTCCAATACTTCTCGATCCTGTCGTTCAGTTTTTCGTTTGGTGTGTTCGCTTGCAAGGTGTAACCCTTGCCGATAACATTGCGTCGGTAAGCACGAATAACAGACTGTGCGATGTCGCTGTTTCGTTCCAAATCCCTCGCTCGTGCGCGGATCGTATCGCGACTGTATCGGTCGGTTGTTTCTGCGGAAACATTCGATTGCCGCCACGCGGCGTTTAATCGACCACCCGATCCGGCGTCATAAAAACGGAGTTCTTCGTAACTTTGCCGCCACACCTCGCGCTCGTATGCTTTCTTCGGATTCAGCCACAGGGTGATTTTATCAATGAATCCCATTCCGATCACCTCCCTGTGAAGAACGCGACCACTGTATTATCAAGCAGTCCGCTTGATGTTTCCGATGTGATCTGCGCTTCGAGTTCTTCTCGCATCTGTTTCAAAAGCGAGAGGTCTGCTCTTGTGAGGCTTCGTGAACCGATCGTGTACGACTGACCTCCGGCAAGAACGGAGTAAATCGCCTTGTTGACCTCGGCGAGTTGCTCTTCTTTTGTCATTGTTTCAAAGGTTTTCTTTTCGCTCATGGTCATTTGCCCTCCTCGTCGGGAAACACAAGGCTCACACTTTTGTCGTCATTGACGACAAGGTTTGTTACCTCCGAAACAGTGCCCCATTTCGTTTGTCCGTTTCCATCGGTGATAAGCACTTGACCTGCGACGCCTTTGTTACTCGGCGCATCAACCTTTTTTTGATCGAGCTTTCCAAAAAGACGGCGGGTGAATCGCTTTGCAATAGCAAGCACTTCTTCTCCAATCATTGTGCTTCACCTCCTGTTAGATTTTTGACCATACATTTGACGGCGACAAGCGACGAATATTGCCGTCGTATTTGATAGTGATGTCCACACCGTTGCCCGGTGCGCTTGTGAAGATCATCGTTCCGCTTTCCTCGTCGTAGGAATAGGCGGTTGTCTCTCCACCGTTGACGCGGACAGACTCGATGTCCTCCTCATAAGGAATGCCGGAAAGCACAAAAGTTGTCGTTGATCCGTCGCCGACGAATTTCTCCGATCCGGGCAGAACATGACAAGTGCTTCCAGACGCACACGCACCGTATTTGACGGTGCCGTTTACACCTTCCGCGTTTTTCTTCGGAAGATTGGCGATGTCTGCGTTGCTGTCGGCTACAAACTCTGCGACTTTGCATTTTTCCGCTTTGTTGTAGTCGGTTTCACGCACTCTTGTATATGCCATTGCTTTCTTCTCCTTATATCCAATTATCGTTCGTCCGAATCCACTGCTCTTCGGACGGGGGTTCTTCCTTCTTGGGCGCAGGTGGTGCCTCGTCCTCGACTTTCGTTTGAAGGAATAGGTTTCTGACGCCCTTGATGTCGGCGGCCGCCATACAATATACCTCGCAGTCAAGGTAGTGGTTCGCCGCGCCTTCAACTTTCGGTTGCCACACGAGGGTGACTTGACCTTTGCTGTTGCGGACATTGATCTTGTGTTCGGCGGTAACCTGCTGTGCGTACTCCTCATCACAGCCTTTGTAAACCATCCACGAGCCTTTGCCGTTTTCTTTTCTCATGCGGCTTGCGATCATATCCTTGTACTTGCCACCGTCAACGAGGACGAGATTCATTCCGTATGCGCGGGAGTTCGTCTTATTGACTGTGGATAACCGATAGTGCGACAGTTGCGCTCCGACACCCTTGCAAGGCAACGCCCATTCGGAGTTCATAGCGCAGAAGTCGTAAACCTCGTCTGTCTGGTCGCCGGAGTCTACAAGGACAAGGTCAACCATGATCGGCGTTCCGTCCTCTTTCCGATATTCAAGGTTCATTTCCTTTTCGATTTCGGCGAAGCTGAACGCCTGACCGTGTGCTATACATTGAGAAGTGATGTAATCGCCCCACGCTCGAATCGTCCAATACAAGCAGTTCTCCTGTACATCGACGCCGCCTGTGACAAGCTTTGTCCACGATGGGAGAATATAAGGTTCAAGTTCGGTTTGCCGTTCAAGCACAAGCTCGGCAC